CGAAGCAACGGATAAATGGCAAGTTCGTCATCTATTTGCACCATTCGAAGCTTTTAACACGCACTCTATCCTTCCTGTATAAAAAATAAATAAATTATTTCGTCATTTCCTTAACATAAAGTTTGACTTTTGAATTATAAATGTAGTACATTTCGCAACAGAGTTTTTCCCGAGACTTAGGCCTTAGCCGGCCGTACAATTCGTTTTTCAGCCTGAGCAATCGCAAGGAGATTGTCTTATGGCTACCATTACATCGAGTAACTTTACCACTCTTTCGTATGGTACTGAGGAAACTTACGGTGAACTGCCGGCAGTGGCGTTCAAGTACATCAACTTTACCGGAGAATCGCTTCAGTTCACCAAAGAGTCTATCAGTTCCAACAATATCAACCCCTCCCGTCAGATTTCCGACCTGATCCAGACCGGATTCCAGGTCAGCGGCGGTATCAACATTGAAGTCGCGGCAAAGACTTTTGACGATTTCATTGAAGGTGCCATGTGGAAAGCCTGGGGTCAAGCGACCGATGTGGATATTACCGCCACATTTGCAGCCCTTGCTTCTGGGAACACCATTACCGCCACAGGCGGGGCTACCAGTCCTTTTGCACAGCTGGCCGCCGGTCAGTTCATTCGAATTGCCGGAACAGGAACAGCAGCCAACCGTGGAATTTTTATGATCACGTCTATTAGTGGCGATGAGCTTACTATTGACAGCAATTTCCCGCTGACGGCCGAAGTCGGTGCCAGTGTCACCATCACCGGCTGCATGATCAAGAACCCGAAAGACGGCCTTACCTCTGTCCGGAAATCGTTTTATTTTGAAAAGGCGATGGAAGATCTGGATCCCATTTATTTCCTCGACTATTCCGGATGTATGGTCAACTCCATGACCATTTCCGCACAGGCCAGCTCGATTCTGACCGGCTCTATTGACTTCATGGGGAAAACGTCCCTGATTTATAATGAAGACGATGACTCCTCGAAATCGACCGGCGCAAAAACGGCTGTTGTCGGAACCAACGTCATGAACTCGGTTTCTCATGTCGGCACAATCCGGATGGGCACGACTGTCGATGTCGGCGGTGCCAATATCAATGTAACCTCCGGGTCCGGCGTTTATTTCCAGAGTCTGGACTTTACCATCAACAACAACCTGCGTGGTGTTCAGGCAATCGGTCAGATGGGGAACGTTTCCGTGTCTCCCGGCCAGCTGGCTGTCACTGGGAATATGAATGCATATTTTCAGGATGATACCATGTATCAGAAATTCGTCGATGGAACGGAGTTTTCACTGTCTTATGAGGTTATCGACGAAAACGGCGACGCATATGTCTTCTATTTCCCAAGAGTCGTTGTCGGCTCGTCCACCATGTCCGCCGGTGGAAACGACCAGGACCTGATCGAGAACATGACATGGAGCGCCCTGTACAGCTCCACTTTTGAAACTTCTCTCATGATCAACCGGCTCTATACGGACTACTCTGACGTTCCCGACGGCGTAACCGTCTACACCGGAGCATAATCCACAGGCCATAAAGGAGGCATGATATGAAAGGAAAGTATGGAAGAAGCCGCCCCTATTACGGCGATATGTCCGGAGATATCCGGGTCCTGGATTCCGGTCCGGTAGCTCTGAGCAGCTTTACAGACGGCACAGGCACTTCCGGGTATTACGATATTCCGGAATCTCTGCCGGCCGGTGCTCTGCCGCTGGGGTGGAAAATCACCACCACCAATGCATTTTCCAACGATGCAGCCTACACGCCTGCCGACGGAACAAAAATCATGTTTCTTCAGCAGGGGGATGCCGACACCATCGTCGATTTCACCGGCGCCACGGAATATGAGCCGGCCGATGGAACCACGCTGGCATTCACCAACACCACAAACAGCACGATTACCGACTCTGCTGAAGGGTTTGTAGAAGCCGGTCTTGAAGACGGGGATAAGATTTATATTTCCGGATCCACATCCAATGACGGCGTTTACACTATTACGAGTGTTGCGGCCGGGACTCTGACTTTTACCGGAGAAGTTTTCGTCGGTGCGGAAGCCGGTGTCGAAGGTATCAAGATCCAGGTCATTCCAACTGAAGCAACTGGTGGATTCGTGGCCGCAGGGTTCGAAGCAGGGGATTCTCTGGTAATTACCGGGTCAACCTCCAATGATGACACTGTTGCCATCGTCAGTGTGCTGTCCGGAGAAATCACTCTCGGCGATGCGGCGCTTACTGCTGAGGAAGCAGGCATTGAAGGCGTGGCATTTACGACTGTGTCTACCGGTACCGTTCAGCTCGGCGTTGACGGAGATACGGACCGCTTCACGGCTGACACGACTCAGAGTGTCGCATCAACCGGCATCGTCGGGTCCATGGCCCTGGTAGCTGATGCCGCAGACGGGATCGGGTCGGCACAGACTGTCCGTATCACTGTTACGGAAGGATCCGATTTCTCTGAATACGATACCGGAATCATCCACGCAAAGTTGTTCTATCTCATGTAACCAATTTATGGCAGGTTGCCGGTTTGCCCCGTACCAGCGTAATTCCTGCCACTCAATAATAACTCAAGCACGGGGCGAAAAGGAACGGGGTAACTATGAAAGTTGATCTCAAAAAAATCAAGAAAGCGTATGGCACTGATCAGAAACTGTCGGTGGAAGGCAAGTGGTTTAACCTGTCCATGCTTGACGGTGTGGAAGTGAAGGTAGCCAAGTCCGGAAACCCGAACTATGAAAAACTGGCCCAGAAACTGTACAAGCCATATCAGGATCAGATCCGTAGAAAGATCACGCTGTCCGATTCTGTAACGAAACGGATCACCACGGAACTGCTGGTGAACACGCTTCTGATGGACTGGAGGGGGATGCCGGGTGAAGACGGCATGGAGGTGCCGTTCTCCAAAGAAGTGGCCAGAGAGCTTCTGGATGATCCGGAGCTGAAGGAAATCCGGGAAGAGATTCTGGGCTTCTCTGACAACTTCGCCGCATTCCAGCTGGAGGCGGATGAGGAGCTGGAAAAAAACTAAGATGCTTCGTTGACGCAGTCGTCAAGCAGCCGAAACCGAAGACACAGAAAACGGCGTCCTTCATTCAAGGGCTTGAAGCGGAGGGCGTCGCCATACCACAGCTTGACAAGGCAAAGAAAGAATTGCCTGATTTATTTTTTGATGCAGTTCCAATTTGGAACGCATTTATTGAACTGAACTCATCCAGAACTGTTGGATTCGGAGTTTCTAACATTCCATACTCTGAAATTACTAACTGGCTGGATGAAAATATGATTTCTTCATTAGAAGAAAGACGACATTACCGAAAATTCATCGGCATTGTAGACAGCACATGGGTCGGACATATGAACGACAAATCTTCTCAAGACTCAAAACCAGGGGCGCAACAATCTAACAAGCGAGGTAACTCATGACAGATCAACTCGACATTGTCATAGACAGCGCAAAAGCCGACCAGGATATTGACGCCCTTGAAAATTCGTTAAACCGTGCCGTTGACCAGGCGGATCTTCTCAGTAAAAAACTCAAGCAACTAAAAACTGAAGGTCCGCAGAAGATATATGTCGATGTGGAGTACCGAGAAGATGGGAAGCTAATCCAGAGCGACTCAAATCGGCCCAAGTCCAAGCATTCTGATTTTATAAACAAATCGAGACAAACACAAGCACTCCCATCTCCCGAATCGAAAGCAGTCTCCGATTCGTTGAAATCTATCAACCGTGAGCTTTCTCAGCAATCTATTGCTCTTCGTGCTATTCAAAATGCCATTGTCGCTGAAAGGGCCGTTGGTCGTTCCAGAGGTGGAAGCGAGACTGAGGATAAAGTTCGCTCCGGCGCAGCGGCAGGGAAAGAGGATATTACGCAGATTTCTCCAGAAAAATGGTTGAATCGTATCGCATCTCATACGATGCAGATGGTTCCGATCCAACGAGATATTTCCAGAAAATTATCAGAAATCAAGATTTTGCTTAGAACCCAGAGTGGCGGCGGTGGTGGCGCTGTCGTACCACCTGTTGC